AAACCGGAAGCACGGAGAACACCTCCGCCGTTACCGACAAGAAAACCGAATCCCGTAAACGCTAAAAAGATCGTAGAAGATTTATATAGTGGGGATGAAAAGAAAGCTCAGTCTGCCGTGCTAGCCATTACTCAGGGCAACACAGATAACCAAGCTTTCAACGCCGAAAACGTACAGAAGCAAGTTGATCAAATGTTGAAACCCCTCCGCGAAGCTGAGCAAGCTAAACACAAGCTTAGTCAAGAAGAGGCGTTAGAAAAAGCATTCCCAAACTGGAAGGTTCAGGTTAATGAGCCGCATTTTGAGGAATGGCTACAGGGACGAAGTGCGACTGTGAAGAAGCTGGTTCATTCAAATGACTCGGCTGACGCAATCGAACTATTAACTTACTACAACTCTAGTGTCGGAAACACAACAGAAGAAGACACAGGCAAAACACAGGTTGAGAGAGTTCAAGACAAGAGAGCCAAGCAGTTATCTGCCTCTGGTGGTATCAGTTCAAAGAGTGCCGGATCATCAGGTGCTATGCCGACTGACCCAGACGCACTATTTGACTATCTTGAGCGGAACGATCCCGACCTTAGAAGATAACAGCGTACATTACGTTAATCAATTTTAAGGAACAGTATCATGGCAACAACTCTATATGGTGACATTTCACCACGGACAGCGACATTCGCAGAACGCGAATTATTAAAAAGAGCATTACCTTATTTGGTATTGGAAAAGTTTGGTCAATCAAAACCAATCCCTACCAAAAGCTCAAAAACTATCAAGTTCAGAAAGTACAATCCTCTGGCACTTGCGACTACACCAATCACTGAGGGTGTAACTCCTTCGTCTAAGCAGTTAACTGCTGATGACGTAACAGCTAATCTAGACCAGTTCGGCGATTTAATCACAATCACTGATGTTGTTTTAGACACACATGAAGACCCCGTTCTCTCTGAGGCGACTGAAATCCTCGGTGAGCAAGCCGCGCAAACCATTGAAACTATTAGGTTTGATGCTGTAAAAGCTGGGACTAATGTTCGTTTCGCAAACGGCACAGGTCGTTCAGCAGTGAACACTCCGATCACAACTGCGTTACAGCGCAAGTGTACTCGCGATTTGAAACGCAACAACGCCCGTCCGATTTCTAAAATCGTTCGTTCAACTCCTAGTTACGGCACAGAAGCTGTAGCACCTTCTTTCATTGGTTTAGTACACCCAGACATGGAAAGCGACATTCGCTCTATGGTTGGATTCGTACCGACTGAAAAGTACGGAAGCATCACTCCATACGAAAGTGAAATCGGTAAAGTTGAAGATGTTCGTTACATCAGTTCAACTGTTTTCAAACCTTGGGACGGATCAAGTACAGTCGGCGGATCAACAACTACTATGTTGAACACTGGCGGTAGCGCAGACGTTTACCCAGTATTATTCTTAGCTCGCGATGCTTACGGAATCATTCCGTTAAAAGGCAGAGCTTCTATCACTCCTTCTGTCGTGAACCCAGCACCAAGCGAATCTGATCCGCTAGGTCAACGTGGTCACATCGGCTGGAAATCAATGCAGACTTGTAAGATTCTTCAAGAGACTTACATGATCCGCGCCGAAGTAGCTGTAACTGACTAGTAGTTAGTTAATGCTTTACGAGAGAGCCGCCTTCGGGCGGCTTTTTTGTGCTTATTACTTTTAGACAAGAGGTTCTTATGGACAAGAAAACTGCAAAGAATGAAGACAAGTCAACCTTCGGAAAGAAGGTGAAGGTCATATTTCATAATACGAAAGATGATTCTGGTGACGTTTATGTAGCCTTAAATGGAGTTGGTTATTTAGTCCAACGTGAGCAAGAAGTGGAAGTCCCAGCCGATGTTTTAGGCGTTATCGACCTAGCTGTTGAGACACAACACAGCAGAGGCGCGAAGGGCGAAGAGATTGTTAAGGACATCAAACGATACCCCTACACAAAGGTAGCTTAATATGAATTATTTGGAGTTGTGCGATTCGTTAATGCGAGAGTCAGGAGTTGAAGAATCTGGGATTCTCTCTGTTGCCAATCAAACAGGTCTGAAGAAAAAGGTTGTCCGCTGGGTGGACAGAGCGTGGACAGAAATCCAAGGCAAGCGGGACTGGGATTTCTTGTGGAATGAAGAGTCGTTCACCACGAACATTGGACAGCAAGATTATCACCCCGCTGAGAATTTAGTTCTAGACCCACCCATGAAGACCCTAGACAGGTCTTCGGTAATAATCACAGGTGAGGCTGGAACAACCAAGCAGTATTTAAAGTTCATCCGTTGGCAAGACTTTGACAACACGGTAGCGATGGATGGAAGTCCAACAACTTTCACCATAAAGCCTGACGGTACTATACGTCTAGGCACTAAGCCTACTGCCGAACAGTTAGTGGAGTTCCAGTACTACCGGACACCGCAAGCGTTAGTCAAAAACACCGATGTACCAATCGTGGGAGCACATCACCACGACACCATTATATATCAGGCGATGATCTATCTTGCGGCAGAGCAAGACGCACCTGAGCTTTATCAGGATGCAGTGACTCAGTTAGAATTGAAGTTACGGCTGATGGCATCATCCAGCTTGTCCGGTCTTTCGCTTGCGGTTGAAACGCTAGCATGACAGTCCAAGCAAGACAGTGGGACTTGAAGGGTGGGTTAGACCTTGAATCACCAGCCATGTCAATCCAAGGGGGGAGAACTATTCTCGCCCAGAACTACGACTGTGCTTTGACGGGCGGATACCGAAGAGTATCTGGCTACACGCTGTGGGACGGTTCTGAAACCCCATCGGCAGTGGCGGGTTCTGGAGACATTCTTGGGTTGTGGAAGTACAACGATGACCTGTATGCTTTCAGGAACAGCGCAGACGGGTCTGAGTGTAAGATGCACAAGTCCACCACGTCAGGATGGACTGAGATAAACACTGGGGTTACGTTAGCCCCGAGTGGCAAGTACAACTTCGTTAACCACAACTTCACCGGAAGCTCAGCTTCTGAGTATATGTTTGGTGTTGACGGGGTTAACAAAGCTTTTCAGTTTGACGGGACTACGTTCACACAGATTACCACGGGGATGACTACTGACACCCCGACCTACTGCCAACAGCATAAGAACCACTTGTTCTTAGCTTTCAATGGAGGATCACTGCAACACTCTGGATTGGGTGACCCGCTGGTATGGACTCTGAACACAGGGGCTGGCGAGATTGGAGTGGGTACAGAGATAACATCACTCACCTCTATGCAAGGAAACTCTTTAGTTGTTTCGGGCGAGAAGAGTATAAGCATACTGTACGGAACGTCCTCTCTTGATTGGGACATGAAGTCGTTCACCACGGAGCTTGGAGTAACTCCTAGAACGTCAGTCCTGATGGACACCGACTTGGTGTTCTTCAACGGTGTTAGCGTCACTTCGCTACAGGCTACCCAGACTTTCGGTGATTTCGTTACCGCATCCTTATCCTCTGATATAGCTTCATTCTTTATGGATAAGAATGGCGGGTCTAGAGACGTAGTCGGCGTATGCGCGAATAAAGATAAAGGACAGTACAGAATATTTTACTCCGACAAATCTGTCGGGGTTTTAACTCTTTTGAATAAGTCGATTGTTGGTTGGTCAACTTGGTTGATCACGGACACTCCAACTTGTATAGCGGAGGGCTTCATAGGCACAGATGCTGGTGAAGTTATGGAGTTAGATACGGGCAACTCTTTTAATGGGACAGCCGTGGAGTCGTTTTTAAGACTTCCTTTTACTTCTCTGGGACAGCCCTACAAGAACAAACGATTCCGCAAGATTTTTGTGGAGCTTGATGCAGACTCAAACGCTGAGTTGAAGATGCAAGCAGACTACGATTATGGTGCGACAAGCTCAAACCCGCTAGACGTTCCCGTCTTCGGTGGTGGGGGTCTTTGGGACTTCTCTAGTTGGGGAGACTTCATTTGGTCTTCCACGTTGGTATCCACTTGTTCCATACCACTGAGCGGGTCAGGTAGAAACGTAGCTCTGCTGATTTACCACAACAGCGACAGTATACCTCCGTTCACGCTACAAGGCATAAGAGTAAATTTCACGATGAGGGGAGTGATTAGATAATGAGTAACTTTTTCACAACTCCCGCAGATTTAATGGCGGGAACTACAGCTAGGGCTGTAGATATCAACGACAGGTTAAGTGCGGTAGAAGCCGCTTTTGACAACGTGGAATCAACCACGAACAGGGCACTGAAGTTGCCAGTAGGAACTGCCACGAATCAGTTAATTACAGATACGGCGGCTAACAGAGCATACAAAACAATTGGGTTTGACGTGAATGGCAACACCACGTTATTGCACCCCTATGCGTGGAAGGCGGAGTGGCAAGCCGGAACTTTCTACAGGATAAACGACACGGTAAAAGACCCCACAACTAAGAATATTTTCTTCTGTATTGTAGATCATACCTCAGCAGAATTTTCTTTAGAGGCGGCTAACTGGTCACTAGGGGTTAACGTCTCTGACGTGGAAGTAGCTAAGGCTGAGTCTGAAGATGCTCAAGCATCAGCAGAGGAAGCAGAATCAAACGCTAAAGACTGGGCATATCTGACGGGCGTTGCTGTAGAAGAGGGTACATACTCTTCTAAAGAGTACGCTATCGGAGAGTTTATACCTGAAGGGTCTGCAAAAGACTGGGCAGTACAAGCTGAAGGCTTCGTAGACGGAACTAACAACTCCGCGCTATTCCACGCTCTAGCGTCTGGGGTTAGTGCGGGTGAGTCGTTAGCTTCAAAGAATGCATCTGCCTTATCCGCCTCAGCTTCAGAGGCTTCCAAAGTTGTTTCTGCTCAAGAAGCGGCTGACGCACTAGTATCTAAGAACGCGGCGGAAAGTGCCGCATCATCAGCCCAGTCTAGCGAGACTAACGCTAGTTCTTCTGCATCCGCTTCTCACACTAGTTCTGTGAGTTCGGCGGAGAGTCAGGGGATAGCATCTACAAAGGCTATGGAGGCTAGTGATTCTGCCGATGTTGCCGCAGAGAAGGAAGCCGGAGCTATATCAGCGGCATCCAATGCATCAGGCTCATCATCAGCCGCCTTTACCTCAGCCAGCCAAGCGTCAGCTAGCGCGGCATCTGCTGAGTCATATAAGAACTCTGCCATATCGGCATCGAACAGTGCTATCCAAAGTCGTAATCATTTCGACACTATGTTCTTGGGTAGTGCAACACAGAATCCAACTGCGGACGTACTAGGTAACCCTCTGCAAGAAGGAGCACTTTATTTCAACTCTGTTGACGGAGTAGTGAAAGTGTGGGAAGGCTCATTATGGGCAGTGGCTTACGCAAGCCTTTCGGGAGCACTAAACGCTACCAACAATCTAGATGATGTACTTGACTCAAGTGTGGCGAGGACGAATCTGGGTGTATATAGCACCATAGAAACTGACGCTAGGGAAGCGGTACTTGCGGCTGGAATAAAAAGCATCAAGACTTTGAACATGATCGGTTTCTACGATTAGACCTAACAACACTAACTTTAAAAAGGAAATACAGAAATGACAAAGACACAGGCAGTTCAAGCCCTCATCGATTCGGTGGAGGCGAAGGGTGCTTCAGCCACAGCAGAGGAGTTGGTATTCCTTGCTAAAGCTATAGAAGCTATCGCCGCACCAGCCACGGTTGCGGAGTTGGAATCAACGTCAGCAGAGATTCTAGTTGAGTTTGAATCAGCTAAGTCAGCCGCAGTGTCGGCTATTACTTCTGCACAAACGACAGCGACAGACGCAGTTGGTGCGGCACAGACCACGGCAACTGGCGCGGTAGCAACAGCCCTGTCGGACGCTACTACAAATTTAAACGCTACGATTCAAGACTCGTTGAACTCAGTAGATGTTTACTCTACAAGTCAAGTGGATGCGGCTATTACTGCGCTCACAGATTCAGTTGATACCACGTTAGCGGCTCAAGGGACTGTCATTACAGAGACTCTTGACGCAAGTACGGTAACTCTAAATGACGCTATAGCGGCACTGGATTCTACCTACACCCCTACACTGTCTTGGTCTAGTGAAGTCCCAGAAGCGTTGGACAATGTTGCGGAGAGCAGTTCTTATAACTTTACACAGATTAAAGCGTTTACTGCGTTCAACTCAGAGGACGCTACTGTGTCTTACAGCATTTCTGGGGGAGCATTACCTACTGGGTTGAGTCTGAACTCTTCTACAGGGGATATTACAGGTACTGCGGAAGACTTGGTTGCGGATGAAACCAGTTTCTTTTACGTTACCGCTTCTGATGGCATCTCTGATGACATTACCCGCTATCATTGTATTACAGTATCGGCTACTAACGCTATGGTAGCGTGGAAATCGTCAGTCACTTCTAGTGGCGGGATCGTTCCACACGCTTGGTCTTCACTTGGTTACGCGATTACAGAAACTGAATTGGTGGCAATCGATCTAAATGATTGGATCGACAACGAACCTCAAGAGGCAGTAGTCTTCAACTTGGTTGGCGCGGGTTCATATCCTGACGGTCTGTCATTTGACGGCACAAGCAAGTTTGTCTGGGAGAGTTTGGCTAAGTTTGAGGCTTACTCTGGGCAAGTAAGTAGTGATGGGTATATTGACGTTCCTAACTTCTACATCACTGTAGCGGATACTCAAGAGCAAGCTGTCGGTCAAGGGATCACACTCAGACTTCCAACTTCTCAACCCGCTGTAGGAGAGCAGATTTATTACGGTTCTAGAGGAGGTAATAGTAGTAGTTGGGGTTACCACAACGGTTATGACAATAATTGGACTTGTCCAGAGGGCGTTACTTCCGTAAACGTAGTTTGTATTGGCGGTGGTAGTGGCGGTCAGGATGGATGGGCTAACACAGCAGGGTCTGGTGGTGGACTAGGGTACAAGAACAACATCCCAGTGACTGCGGGTCAGTCTTATACCGCTTTTGCGGGGCATGGTGGGTACGGTAACAGTGGTTGGAGTGGTGGTACATCTTACTTCATGAACACCTCCACGGTAGCGGGAGGGGGTGCGGGTCATCCCTCATGGTCTTCTGGTGACGGTCTAGCGTCTGGTAATAACACCTACGGTGGTGGTTACCGAGGCGATGGTGGTGGTCAAGGCGGTAATGCATCGAACTACCAAGCTGGTGGTGGTGCGGGCGGCTACCAAGGTCGGGGTTACAACCAAAGCACTAAGGGTAGTAATACTGGTTGGGGCGGTGGCGGTGGCGGTTCATACTCGTCAACCTATGGGTATAGTGCGGGTGGTGGAACAGGAGTCTGGGGCATGTACGGGGGCTGTAGTGGACACAGTGAAGCGTGTGCATCCGATTCGGCAGGAGCAAAGGCGGGTAACACACCAAGTCACTATCGCGGGTATTTCACTCCATGGAGTCAGGACGATTACGGTGGTGGTTGGGGTGCTTATGGTGGTGAGAGGGGTCGTTATGGTGAGAACCCTTGGTCTGGTACGGGTGAAAGTTCAAGCAATATTTACGGTGGTAATAACGGTGGCGGTGGCGGTGGCCCTGGAACTTCATGGCCGTCAGCTTCGGGACATGGTGGTCGCGGTGCAGTACGCATCATTTGGGGATCGAATAGAAATTTCCCTAGTGGGCAGTGCTATGAAGTGCCTTCAGTAACTGGCGGGCTAACCGTACTATAATAATTTAGGAGAATTTAATAATGGCACTTTATCAATATGAAACAGCCCCAAAGTACCTAGTACCTTGGGATGCTGTAGTATCCGCCTTACCAGAGGGTTCTACAGAGGACGATGTAACCGAAGAGACTCTAACAGCGGGTGGGATTAAAAAACTAACTGATGACGAGATCATGATGGTGGGCATACGCACAATCCGTGATGACTTATTGAAGGAGTCAGATTGGGCTATACACGCAGACTCTCCACTGTCTCCAGAACTTCTAGAGGCTGTGAAGGCATACCGTCAAGAGTTGCGGGACTTCCCGTCTCTTATCCCTCAACCTTTCGTTGAAGGGGATGTTGTACCAGACTTCCCTACCAAGCCACCCTTACTGAAAGTGTAGGCATTAAACTTAAAGGGCTAGTCTGACTAGCCCTTTTCTTTTGAGGGATCAATGGATAAATCAATTCTAACGACCGCTATGGTATCTTCAACTGCAACAATCATTGCCATCACCATTTCCGTACTAGGGTTTGCCGATGCTAGGTATGCGAAGGCTGAAGACCTAGAAGGCTTTAAGGATCAGTTTAGTGATCTCAGACGAGCATCTATCGAAGACTCGCTCTTTGATTTGGAATCAATCATGCCGTCCGAAAGAACTCCCACGGACTTAGCGAAGATCGAGCGATTCAAGCGCGAACTTCAGGATTTGAAAGATGGACACTAGGCATTGCTCAGAAATGGATACCGTACTCAAAGAACACCGAAAGAGAATTTTGGACTTGGAACAAACTCTTGAGTCGATTGACCGCCAACTGTATCAAATCAAGGGGTGTGTTTACGGCGTGGTTGGGTATGCGATAGCTACTCAATTTGGACTCAACGAACTTTTCATGGTGGTGAAATGAGTACCCTGAAGAAGTTTTGGGAGATTGCCGTAGAGATGTTTTGGTTTATCTTTTTAGCTTCTGTCGGCAGTGCTATTGCCGTTTTTATACTGCAAGAAATTTGGGGAGTTTATTATGTTTGAGGGGGATTTGGTCACTCAGGCTGTGACGGGCGAAGACTCGTACATCCTGACAGTGCCGTTTCAGTACACTACGGTGGACGGGGTGGTCATCACAGTCCCGCAAGGGTTCAAGACTAACTTTGCCAGCGTACCGAATTTTTGCAAGATGTACATCGATGACAATTCGCATTTCATCAGGATGCCGTCAGTGGTGCACGATATGTTGTACAGTGCTCAGTCTGCTGAGTACGGGTTCACGCGGAAGGAAGCAGACCTTATCTTAATGCAAGCGTGTATTGAGAAGGGTATGAGGGTGAGCAAAGCCAAACTCATCTACTATATTTTAAGGGCATTCGGGAAGGCTAACTATGAAGACAGATAGTATTAGATTCTCCAACAAATTCGTAGCATTTTTGGTAGGGATGCTCCTAGTAGGATTCCTGTCAGGGTGCTCATTCACTCAATCAGTTGCGGGTAAAGCCGCAAGTTTTGCAGTCGGCACATACTGCAAGATTCCCAACAAGACAGTTGGGAGAAAAACAATCCGCGCACAGTTCAATAAGGTTGTGTCTCCGCATACCGTTACGGTAGTGTGCTCCGGTGATTAAGCTAAACTTTTCTATGTCCGAACTGTCCATCACAGATGATCCAATTCCGATAAGCGTTGCAGACAAACTGCTAAGACATATAAGAATAATACAGCCTATCAGGGATAGGGTTGGCGTGCCTATCAGTGCGTCTCAACACTCTGGGTATAGACCAGTGGCGTATGAGCTAGCACAGGGTAGGTCAGGAACTTCAGAGCACACATTCCACGGCAATGGCGCGGTGGACTGGACGTGCCGCAAATCACACATAGCTACTCTTTTTGATGAGCTAAAGAAATCAGAATACAGAAGGGTAGCGTTTTACCCCCACATGAATTTCGTACACTGCGATCTGAAAGGGACTGAGAAAGTGTCCTTCATTGCGGATACCGTAACTAATAAATGGAAGAGAGACAATGGCGATAGCTGACGAGCAGAAAAACCTAGTTACGGGCGGTATGGAAAATACGCTGGGAACAACAAACGCTGATGGGTTGAGCGACTTCACCACGCCTACCGCTGACGTTACAGCTAAGCCGTCAATGGGCGGGGTCACTGGGAATCAGACAGTACAGGGTCAGATGACTGGGTTGATGAACTCCAACAACCCTCTCATGCAACGTGCCATGACAAGAGCGTCAGCCGCCGCCAATAAGCGAGGGTTGCTCAACTCTTCTATGGGCGTGCAAGCGGGTCAGGAAGCCGCTCTCACTGCCGCTCTTCCGATAGCCCAAGCTGATGCCGCTACGAATGCGAAGCAAGCTCAAATGAATCAAGGCTACGCCAATCAGTTCTCCGCGCAAGCCCAAGACTTAGGCAACAAAACATCTCTGATGGGCACGGAGCTAACCAACAAGACTCAGTTAGCTGACCAAGCTTACGCACAGCAAGCGGGCACTGGAAACTACGGTGCTACTACCAACGGTGACGAGAACTACGTTGGAGGTGGGGGTCTTATCTCTTCCAAGACTGACGCGCAGAAAGACTTAGCTAACCAGACCTATGAGCAACAGATGGGTACGGGCATATACGACAAGTTGCCCACGACAGAGAATGCTAGTGAGTTTATTGGCGGAGGTGGGTTCATTAAAGGCAAAGAAGACTCTGCTCTCAATATTCAAGACGATGCTCAAGTACAAGAACAAGCGATGCAGAAGCTTGACGCTGGGACGAGAAACCAGCTACTGACACTGCAATCTAATTATGACTCTTTGTTGCAAACCAACAGGTCGGCGGCTACTTCTTGGAACACCTATCTACAAGCCATAGTTGAAGTGCAAGGTAGCGAGATAGGAAACAAAGAGGTAGTTCTGCAACAACTTCAAGACGAGCTAATAGCGGGAATTAATGTTATTTCGGCTTTTGATTCCACGGCACTAGCCGTTCCCCAAGACGTAGGAATGTTCAACGACAGAGATACAACTCTAACACCAGCACCTACGGGGTAGATAATGGCTAGATCAGCGGCAGAGAACGAGGCGATATCGGAGTTCATCCACGCAAACATAGACAACCCAGAGGTGATAGCGGCGGCGGCGGCGGAACACGGAGTTTCTTTGGCAGAGATGGCAACCGCTGTTAACGTCACTGTAGATCAAGCGCAATCTTATTTTTCCGATGCGGGAGTAACTGTAAGCAGTACTCCAACTCCAACCCCACCACAAGCACCAACTCCAACTCCAGACCGTACACCACCACAAGCACCAACCCCAACTCCAGACCGTACACCACCACAAGCACCAACCCCAACTCCAGACCGTACACCAGTTGAGCAAACAAGACAGGAACTTATTGCTGAGTATGTAAACGCCAATATTGATGACCCAGCGGCTGTGATTGCGGCGGCTAATGAGCACGGCGTTTCAATCACGGAGATAGCTACATCTTTGGGCAAGACCATCAAAGAGACTGGTCAGATGTTTGACGGCACGCAATTCACCACGGCTAGTACTTCTGAGCATATTAAAGAGTACGTTCAAGGTGTAAACCAAGTGACTACAGAGGAAACCCCATTCACTGCCGTTGGGGCGGAGGGTGGGGAGATGTATTCAAACGAGTCAGCAGTTCAAGAACTTGCTGAAGTTGAAGCAGTTACAGTAGACCAAGACTGGGTAAGCCAGAAGATTGAAGAAGGTGATCACCAAGGAGTCTTTGACGCGATAGCGAGTCAGGGTCTTTCTGCGTCACAGGTAGCCGGAGTTACAAACTATACTGAGGCGGAAGTTGCGGCTTGGTTGCGTGATATGTCTGAGGATGACCCGTACCAGTACGAAGGGCAAGCAGAATCAGAAGCACTGATACCAGTGACTCAAGAGACTGAATCTACTGAAGTGCTTGCTGAGGATGAGTTTGATGTCATTGAAGATCAAAGACTTATTGATGATTTTGATGTCATTGAAGATCAAAGACTTATTGATGATTTTGATGTCATTGAAGATCAACGAATAATTGATGACGAGGGGGATGCCCCCCATGTACTCACTCAAGAATGGATATCTGAGAAGATACACGCTGGAGAGGCAGACGATATCCTTTTTGAGATTAAGGATCGGGGTATGTCAGCCCAGAACGTAGCCGACATAACCGACTACACGGCACTGCAAGTTGCTACATGGTTGGACTTGGTTGATGCCGAATACGAATACGAAGGTAAAGATACGTTTGCTGACGAGATTGCTGAGGCTAAGGTAGGAGTAGAGCCAGAGACGGATCAGGACAGGCTTACTAGTTCCGGCACTTCGCTGGGTGATGTCACTGCTATCAACCACTTTGGCGATCCGATAGAGGGAGTTACTGAATCTGAGTTGGAGATGCTGACAGGGGGGCTTAATGATGAGAAATGGCAAGGGGAATTTTGGTCTAGGATTGGTAACTCTGACATAGCTAATGATCATGTATATCTCTCTAGGAAACCTAAGTCCGAGGATTGGCTTAAAAATACGGGCGGGGCTAGTTCTGCTGAATTAAACAAAGCTATAAAATCAGCTCTAGATGGGGTAAAGTCTTTCGACTCTGGACTCACTTGGAAAGAGGCTGAGAACCTAGTCTACCACGCTAGGTTAGATTCATCTTGGAATGGTGAAACCCCAACATCTGAGTGGGGCTTACTTACCGATACAGCGTCACTACTCCTAGGTGTGCGTGTCACGTTTAATGACTATGGTGACGATGACCGTAAATTACGGATATACCCACTATCAGATCAAAACAATAAATATAATAAATTCTCTAGTCCAGAAGAGTATATCAAGAAACTGTTTACAGATTACAGAGACCCAACTAAGGTAACAACTGCTCTAACTAAGCTAGACACCTACAAATCTACAGACCACCCAAACAACGTAACAAGAAAAGGAGAAACGGAACACATAACTAGGTGGGTAGATAACTCTGGTCTAAAAGAGGGTACTTTTAACCTTGAGTATGCTGGTCTTACTGGCAATAATCCGCCAGCCGAAACTTCCGGCGGTACTACTTCTGCTTCGGAAGACTTTACTCCTGTAGAGATCAATGATCCTGACGGCACTACGCTGACGTTTGATGAGTTTTATGAGAAGGAGAAAGGAAAGGGCTACGACACTATTGCCAGCCTAATTATGAATTCAGGTGAGCCTCTAGAATCATATGTCAACGGGTCAGATGTGTTCTCTTCCGTGGAAGAGGTAGCCGCCTTCGCCAATTACTGGGGTGACACCAGTATGCACGGGTTTCTTAACAGACTGTCTGACGGCAACAGAACAGTTAGGGATATGTACTGGTTTCCCGAAGATCAATGGGAAGATAATAATGCTTCTGCCGCTTGGGATGTATTTGAGGAGAGTGGGGGAGCGAACCAAGACCCGTTTATAGCACAGTATCAAGAGAAGTGGAATGCTGATTGGTCTAAGTTTACGCATCAGAGTTACTCTAATCCGTTCTTTGCTAGTTCCTTTACTCCTTATGACGAGCGTATACAGTTCATAAAAGATAACCCAGACACGTTCATCCACGAAGCAAACATCCCCATAGAGCAACTCCTGTACCTTGAAGAGATAGGCAACGTCACCCACACAGGTCTACACGGCACTGCGATTGGGGAACACCTGAACTTGATGATCAGAAAGAATGAGGGTGAGAAAGCGGCGGCTGGTGAGTCTGGGGGTAACACTACAGCGCAAGCCTACAATATCGGTGGTGGTCTTGGGGCTATCTTGGCTGGAGCAAGTGGTAGCTCATCCGGTGGGAGTGACGGGCAGTACACAGAGTTCTGGAATGACGTAGACCTGAATACTGGGCAGTACATGGGGCAGAACCCAGCTTTCACGTCTATAGACTTTGCGGGGGGTTCTCAAGCTTGGCAAGATCATATGGCAACCCAAGCGGGGCAAGACTTCCTTGAATTTGGCGGGGGTGCTGAGTACGCTGGCTTCTGGGCAGAGGTTAACGAGGCTGGTGAGTACACGGGTGGAGCTACTGGGTACACCGTGAACAAACCGAAGCAAGACGATTACACCATCACTAACGACAACCCTGAACCCGAAGATGAGCCAGTCACTGGGGATGCCATAACTGACGAGACTTTACTCCAATACTTGCAGAATCAAGCTGACGCTGGTTCTTCTGCATCCGACACACTGGACACGACAAGCGACTACGGAATTTCTGATCAGCGCATTGCGGATATCTACGGTATTGAAGTTGATAGCGTTGAATCTTTTCTACAGTCTAACTCCGATCTGTGGAGTAGGGTTGAGGATGGTCAGTACGGCGGGTATGACGGGGCACTTGTAGGTGAGCACGATAACGATGCTAGCAATAACAAAACTGGAGCTGGTTATGTAGGTAAGGACGGTGAACTGCTCCTATGGGATGGTACTCCGTTCACAGGGGCACGCGAGAATGGAGACATTTATCAAGACGGCTACTATGTAAACTCTGCGAACAACCTACTGCCCGATATGTTCAGCGGCATGACTGAGACTTTCGTACCCGTATCCGCTGTTGAGACACTGTACGATCTCTATAAGACCAACGTGAACATTAATGTAGAGTCTTTGGGAGACATATTCCAAGACAACAATCTACTAGCTTCATTTATAAACACTGCGCTATCAGCGGGCACTGGTGGTGCTGGCGGTATAGCAAACGGGATTATCGATGCCACAACGGGTAATACTGTGGGTAAGTGGGTGGCTGACGCTTTCCATGATAACGGTGATAACCTCACGATGGACTCTCTGTACGAACACGTCAACGGCATGACGGCTAGTGACTTCGCTACCTCCATAGCTAAAGTCGTAGATGGTGCTCTTGGTAGTTCTATGGTTGAAACATCTGTTGATGCCGCAACGTGGATTCACGATTGGGTTACGGGGGTCACCTCAGACGAAGTCAACCCGTTCCAAGCTATCCTAGATTCCGGTCTAAGCACCGAGCAGTTTTCGGATTTCGTGACTAAGGACATTAATGAAACTAATGCGGCGGCGGAAGCTGGTACAGACACGGGTACAACTGGCGGAAACGAGACTGTCCCATCCTCAGTTCCTGTGGGAGATTCCTATATAGACCAAGTTGTTGCGTATATTGAAGAGTTAGGGCTGTTGACTGAGAGTGGCGGCGGGTTTGTTACGGACTTGTGGGACTCTCTGACCGGTCAAGAAATCGAAAATGTTCTATACCGTGACCCAGATACTGGTCTGCTTACTGTGCACGATACCGGACAGGTTATTGAGGGCGGACTGGCGGGCAGTGAGGCTTCCGGTAAGGTGGAGTTAGGTAGGCATACAAACGACCAAGGGGAGTGGTTTGATGTGCAGTACACTGACTTGGGTGACGGCAAGAATATCATCGTAACCAAGCTAGAAAGTGCAGACGCAACTAGTGGCGAAGTTGTAGCCATGCTGAACCCGACTAACGAGGCGGGTGTATACGCCGCTCAGTTCTACCAAGACAATGTACTCACAGGTGAGGGTCAGTCTGTCCAAATTGGGGAGGTTGACAACTTCACTTCCACGGGTGCTGACAGCTTCACTCAATTCATGGCGGAGAACTACGGAGGGGCAGAGAAGTTCAACGTACTTCCAGCGGTTCTGGCTACTTTAAATAACGATGTTACTACCTTTGATGAACTGAAAACTTGGGTATCAAGCAACTCTGATTTTACAATTCAAGACCTGATCACTGGCTTGAATGTTACTAACATAGGTGCTGGCGGAGAAGTTGCGGCTGGCGGAGAAGTTGCGGCTGGCGGAGAAGTTGCGGCTGGCGATAGTTTAATTAATTCGGGAAATCCAAACCTTAATACGGGTGGGGCTACAACAGTCAATACAGATGGTTCACCAGTTGAACAAGGTGAACAAGTTGATAACGAGGGAGATGACGGCACAACAGTTTCTATAGAGGGCACGGAAACCACCGTGGTAGATGATCCAAAACTAACGTCCTACCTAGAGCAACTAGCGATAGCAGAGGGTCAAGGGCATAGTCCTAGTACGGCTAAGATGTATGCTAAGGAATGGGTGAGGTCATATTATGATGATCCGACATGGGAGAAATCGCCTTCAATTACTCCCGCAGAGACTACCAATACAGATTCTGGCACTGGTCTTAATGAGATAGAGGGTGGTGGTACAGTAGACGAAGTTGAGCCTCCAGAGTTTGATCCAGTAACAGGCTTCAATGCGGAGGGTTTAGACGCAGACGGGTACAACGTCAACGGATACGACTCTGAGGGTAGAGACAGAGATGGGTACAATGCCGCTGGTTTCAACGCTGACGGATTTAACTCTGACGGGTACACCTCTCAGGGGTACAACGCTGACGGATTTAACTCTGACGGGTACAACTCTCAAGGGTACAACTCTGACGGATTTAACTCTGACGGATTTAACTCTGACGGTATGGATGCTAGTGGCAGAGATGCTAACGGTATGGATGCTAGTGGCAGAGATATCAACGGATTCGATGCCAACGGGCTAGACGTTTACGGACACCCCGCTGGATGGACTGCCCCTACTGATGGTACTGATGGTACTGATGGTACTGATGGTACTGATGGTACTGATGGTACTGATGGTACTGATGGTACTGATGGTACTGACGGACTAGATGGTACTGACGGACTAGACGGTACTGACGGTACTGACGGTACTGACGGACTAGATGGTACTGACGGTACTGACGGACTGGACGGTACTGACGGACTGGACGGTACTGACGGACTGGACGGTACTGACGGTACTGACGGTACTGACGGTACTGACGGTACTGACGGTACTGACGGTACTGACGGTATT